AATTCATATCTTTTGTTTTTTTTTTTGATATATAATCAAGATAATGTGTGTCAACATAATTTGTTATTTTTAATACTAAATCAGCCTTTTTAATTTTCTTTTCAAACTCTATTTCATATTTTTCTGCCAATGCCTTTACTTCTTTTACCTTAAGTTTTTTAAACTTAATAGGATTTAACTCTTGGGGTGGAATCTTGTAGTTTTTATTTTTTGCGTGTATTTTGCAGTAAAATTTATCTTTTTTTAAAAATTTTGCGTTTTTATTACAAGGTAACCCTTTTTTATTCTTCTCTCCACATATAAAATTTTGTTCTTCACATAAATTTAAAACATCCCATAATTTTATTTTATATTCTATGTTAGCTGTTATACTGAATAAACATATAGCTAAATTTTTCATACCTACATCTATACTTAATATATTCATATACACATGATATGATAATTGTTTTAAATATTATTAAATTACTAATAATATTTAATGAAATGTGTTTGACGAACAAGATCGCATGGGTCCGGCGTTATTTGCGTCTCCCATAGTGCATTTAGATGCTCTTCTTAATAATAGTTGTTCTTGTGTCATAATTGGTGCTTTTAATCTAGATTGTAATGATTGTCTTGTAACATACATATTTTTTAAATCTGAATTTTCATAACCATATGGTCTAGAATTATCAGCACAATTCTTAAATAAATATTTTTGTTGTGATGGTACTTGTGCCGCTTCAACTATACACTGTGAAGCTTCGTTACACGCTAATTTTTTATTTTGCTTTGCGACAGATTTACTATTATTAATCAACCATTGTCTGTATTGATAATTATTTTTAATTCCTAAAGAATCTCTTAACTCTGTGTTTGCCTTACATGATGGATCAAAAGTTGTATAATGTCTTCCATCACTCATAAGGGGTGGTATATTGAAATGTATATTATTAGATCCAGAATAGCAAGTAGCCCAACTCATTTATATAAATACTTAATAAAATTATTCTTCTGATTGTAATAAATCTACAAGTGATCCCTTCTTTAATGATTTATAATTTTGAAGGCCTTTTTGTTTTGCTAATGCTTTTAATTCTGAAACCTTTAATTTATTGTAATCAAAATCCTCGTCTATCTTTTGAACTGTCACTTCTTTTACTTCTTCTGTTACGTCTTCATTGTTATTTTCTTCGTCATCTGAATCTTCCATTTCATCTAAACTATCTGTAACATCTTCAAGTTCTTCCATTTGAATAGAATCGTCGATTAATACTTTATCTACTTCTTGAACTGTTATTTTTTTAATATCATTAACTTCTAAAGTCATATTTTCTGTTGAATCTAATGAAATTTTTGGTAGATCTTCATTATCTGATACATCTTCGTCTGAATCACTAACTTCTTCACTATCATCGTTGTTTTCATCGTCGTTTTCATCGTCGTTTTCATCTTCAGATACAGGAATTAAATTCACACTATTTTGTATATTTTCATCAAAATTATTAAAATTATCAGATGACATTATATTATGTTCTTCAACTTGATTATTTGTTTGTGTATTATACTGTTCTTGTTGGTGGTTTTGAATTAAATCAAACATTACATCTACTTTTTTTTCCATAGATGAAATTTTATTTCTAAAATATAAAAATAACAAAGTACATCCTAAAGCCGAAATGCTTAAACTAATCATAAGTCCGCGTGATAGAACCATTATTACTAGATATTTATAAAAAAAATTTCAAAAATAAACGCCATTATATATTTTCTAAAATACGAAGTGACATTTTTATAATATCTTCAGGGTAGTCTAAATTTCTTAATACACTTACACCCCCTTTTACGGTAGATATTCCATTTGTTATTTTATATGTATAAACAGGGTTTTTATTTTGATCTTCCATAGTTTTCATGGATTTGTTGATTATTTTGGATTTTTTTTCAAATAAAGTACATAATTTAATAAAATGAGTTGTTAATAAAAATCTAACATTTGGGTTTTTAGATATATAATCTAAGTAAGAGAATGCGCTGCTTATTGCTTCATATGGATTTGTTCCGGAATATAATTCATCAAAAATACAAAAATGTTTTTTACCAGGATATTTGTTAATACAATCTAATATATCTTTACATCTTCTTGCCTCCGCCTGAAACAAACTATCCCTAGAACAACTGTCTGGTATATTTAAATAAGAATGAATATAATCGAATGTACTTGTTTGACATTTGTCAAAAAATCCTAAACCTAATTGTTGAGTGAGTAATAGATTTATTATTGTTGCTTTTATTGTTGTTGTTTTCCCTGCTGCATTTGGACCAGTTATAATTATATTTTTATTCATATTTATAGAATTTTTGATGGGTGTTTTAATGGTTGGGTGGTACATGTTTTTCAATTTAAATGTAATTTTTTTCTTGAAAGAACATTTATTTAATTTTTTTTGTTTTAAATTATTATTTATACCCATTAACGTATCGATATATCCATGGAATCCAAATGAAAATCCCATAATTTGTTCTATTTCTTGATCGTCATACAAAATATAAAAATTTCTCATTAATTTGCCTATATATGTTATCTTGCCTATTTTTTGACTATTATTTGGTAAATCTCTTACAGAATTATGGAAAAGTTGTAATCGTTCAATGTAGGCATTCAACTTATGATTGAATTTGTCATATGATTTATATTTTCTTGTTAATCTCAAAAAGTATTTCATTTTTTCAATACTATAATCTAAATAATTGTTTATAATTTCAAATTGATTTGTGATATAAAAGGAGTTCTGATAAAATCTGTAGCAACTAATGAAATTTTGATAAATGTTCCAAACATACATACCAGCAGCAAAAAGTATATACATTTTTTGACCGAGTGTGGCTGAATTAAAAGTAAAAAACAACTTACCAATAGCGTGTTGTTTTACATTTTCTATTAAAATTTTATAGTATGTTTCCCATGTCATAGGTAATTTCATGGCTTTTAATACAAAAAAGGGTACAAGAAGTACAAATATAGGTGTTATTAGTTGTAATACAGGAGATGAAATATTATAGAAGCTTAAAATAGAGAGAAATAATGATGATTTATTCAACCATTTTAGTTTTTCCCATTCAACATATTGATACTTTTCCATAAAATCATTTTGATATCTTACTTCTCTCCAGGATTTCAACATATTGTTTACAGTTTCATTATCCATTGGAATCGTATCAATCTCTTTGTATATTTTTTGTGAATCTTTTAAAAAATTTTTATCAGTTGTGTAATATTTCCCCCAGGTTTTTATACTTGTTTTGCCTAATTCTGTTTGTGGGTTAAAAACATAAGTATAAATTGGATCTATCTCGTTGTCAATTGTTTTTTCTAATTCTAAATCTATTTTCAAATTATCTAAAACTTTTGTTTTATTTTCTAAAAATTCAATTGGTAATTCAAATTTGTTTTTAGAAAAAAAATTTTCTTTATCGAGCATTTTAATCAATAAAGAAAATCTATTTTATTATTAAACGATTATTAAACGATTATTTAATTATTATTTAATTCATACCAAGGTGTTTTGTGTAATCGGAAGGCATTTCCGCAATCTCGGTATGATAATACTCTTCAAATTTTTTAAGTCTTGGTGCGTCGTGTTTTGATGTAAAGTTGATAGCTACTCCTTTTCTACCCCATCGTCCAGAACGACCAATTCTGTGAAGATATGTATGTTCGCTTCTTGGAATATCAAAATTAATCACCATACTTACTTGTTGTACGTCAATTCCTCTGGCAAATAAATCTGATGTAATTAATACCCTACACCCACCTGCTTTGAAATCCTTATGAACTTCTTTTCTTTCAACATCTGGCATTTTTCCATGAATTTTTTTAACTGGGAAATTATCCGATGTCATCGCTTCTTCTAAATCATCAACTCTTCTAGTGCTATTACAATAGATGATTGCCTGTGATAATGTTAGACTAGAAAATAGGTCTTTGATACACTCGTATTTTTGTAAATCGTCATCTAGATTAATATAGTATTGTGCGATCCCTTGTAATGTAAGTTGTTCTGCTTTTACAAGGATTTTAATAGGGTGTCTAAGAAATTTATCAGTTAATTCTTGTAAATCATCTGGCATAGTAGCACTAAATAGTCCAACTTGAATATCATTTGGAGTATATTGAAATATTTTATACATTTGTTCGGTGAACCCAGATGATAACATCTCGTCTGCTTCATCAACTACCAGAATTTTTAATTTGGAAGGGGACAAATATTTTCTACGAAACATATCGTGGATCCTACCAGGAGTTCCAATTACAACATGTGGTGTATTTTCCAATAATTGTTGTTTATCTTTTTCTACAGAAGTTCCTCCTACAAGCAATTGTGTCTTGATTTTTAGAAATCTACCAATATCGTCCATTACTTGTTTTGTTTGATTTGCCAACTCATGTGTTGGGGCTAAAATTAAACCTTGAGTTTCGGCCTTTGTTTCATCTATAATTTGTAATATTCCTGTTACAAATGCCCCTGTTTTACCAGTTCCTGATTGTGCTTGAGCGATAATATCTTTCGCCGGTCTAGAAGTCATAGGATATAAAGCTTTTTGTTGAATAGAACTTGGTTTTTCAAATCCAAAGGCATAAATACCTCTTAGTAATGGTGCTTTTAAATTTAATGTCTCGTCGTCCCATTGAGATATAACATAATTTTTTGGTGTGCTTGTTTTGGTTTCGTTTGTGATAGAAGTCATCGTGAATAATAATATTATATATTATTTAAGTCTCTTTCAATTTTAACTTATATGTAATATAAAATTGATATAAAAAAAATAATATATGATTTGTTATTAACGCGATGACTACTAGCATACTTGCTGATAGACAATACACTTTGAGTGATTATAAGAACCATGAAAAATTACATATTAGTAATGAATTGAATAATGATATAATTGAAAAGATAAATAGAATTGCCAAGAGGGTTGGTGCTCCATCATATCAAAAAACACCTGTCTTTAAAAGAAATAATTACCATAAAAAAAGTATTAAAAAAGAAAATATTACGTCTGCTGATTGGGAGACTATACGCAATTTTAAGACAACAAAGTTGGAAAAAAATACAGAAGGTATTGGAGTTCATATGGATAAAATTCGTTCTTGTTTAAATAAACTTACCGATGAAACATATGATCTAATGCTTGACGAAATTAAATATATTATGAAAGATATTAACAACGAAGAAAATAAGGAATCATTTGAAAAAATTGGGGATGCAATTTTTGAAATTGGTAGTTTTAATAAATTTTGGTCTTTATTGTACGCAAGACTATACAAGGATTTAATTGTAGTTTATCCCTTTATGAAAGATATTTGTGTTAAGAATTTCCAAAGTTTTAAAAGTTTATTTGAAACTATAAATTACTGTGACGCTAATGAAAATTATGACAAATTTTGCGAATATAATAAAGAAAATGAAAAAAGAAGAGCACTTAGCAGTTTCTTTGTTATTTGTGCGGACTTGGATATCATTAGTAAAACAGAAATGACTAAAATTATCGTAGGATTTATTAATAGAGTGAAAAAAGATATCAATAAAGAAGGAAAATTAAATAACGTTGAAGAAATGGTTCAAAATATTAGTATTATGATAAACGCAGGTAAAAAGTTTCTTACTAATTTAGATGAATTTGATGATATTTTACAAGAAATTGAAATGTTTTCGTTGATGAATCATAAAAAATACCCAAGTCTTAGTAGCAAAATTGTATTTAAATTTATGGACCTGTTTGAAGAATTAGAAGAGTAAATAAAATAATATAAACATTTGTGGGTTTATATTATTAATATGAGCAGTAAAAATTTATCTTTTTCTTTGGTTGAATCTAATACAGGACAAGAGACACCTAGTGAGGTTACATATGATAGCTTACTTTCACTAGTAAACGAACAAACTAAAAACATTCAAGAAGACTATGGAACACCGGATTTAACACTTGATGACTATATAGCGTGTGAATTAGATTATAAAGAAAATTATACAAAAAAACAATTAGAACTTATAGCAGATTATTATGGTATATCAAAAAGAAAAAAAAAGAAGGGAGAATTAATTGAAGAAATTGTTATTTTTGAAAAAGAGGTAATGAATTATGATATGACACAAAAAAGGAAAACACTTTGGTTTTATATGGAAGAAATTAATAACGATAGTTTCTTAAGTAAATTTTTAATATTAGATTAAATTATATGGTATTATCAAAAATTACTGATGAAATTTCTTATCAAGAATTAAAAACAATTGACGAAAATGATAAAGGTAGAGATGTTTCTATGTACGAGATAAATTTATTTACAATTCCTACTGTAATAGCTTTAGGGGAGATTAAATATACATTTGTAGAACAAAATATTCTTTTTGTTCCTGTTTATTTAGTAGTAGATACAGATAACAAAATTTATCAAATAGGAGTTTATGAATTTCCCAGTGAAAAATTAGAAAACTTAAAGGATGAAGAAGGTGATTTGGATATTTCTATTATAGATGGACCTCTATTATACTCTTTCGTTAATGAACCATATGTTAAAAAATGTATGAAAAACGAAACATTAGTTCCTGATTATGATTCAGGAGATAACGAGGAGGAGGAAGAAGAAGAATTAGACGATCTTGATGGAGAAGAAGACGAAGAAGATGATCTTGGTGGAGAAGAAGATGACGAAGAAACAAGTAAGAAAAAGGGATTAAAAAATCCACCACCTGTTTTAGTTGAATTAAATATAGATGAAGATGATGATGATTTTTCACAAAAAGGAGAACAAGAAAAAGATGAAAAAAAAGAAAGGAAAAAATACAAAAAACCGGGTAAAGGTGAATCTGAATGGATTGAACATTTCATGAATAATAATAATTATGGTATCAAGGACAATCCCGGACACGGAGATTGTTTTTTTTATACTATCCGGGATGCTTTTGAAACTATTGGTATGGATGCAGGTGTTAAAAAAACAAGAGAAATTTTAACTAGTAAAGTAGATGATAATGTATTTAATACGTACAAGGAAAAATTTGACATGATAAACAAAGAATTAAAAACTTTGTCTAATCAAATTCCAAATGATAAAAAAAGGAAAGCAAAATTAGCAAAGGAATATAATAAATTAGTTAGAGAAGGTAAAAAAGAAAAAGATTTTCCTATAAAAAAGCAAAAAAAGACGGAAGCAAAGGAAATGAGAAAAAAACACAAGGCTCTAGAAGAAGAATTAAAAGTAAAAGACAGAGAATTAAAATATGCTAAAAACAACTATCAGGATATCAAATGGTTTAAAAAGATAAAAACGAAAGAAGAATTAATATCCAAAATGAAAACTTGTGATTTTTGGGCTGATGTTTGGGCTATTTCTACACTTGAATTAGGTTTGAATACAAAATTTATTATTTTGTCTAGTGATGAATATAAACGTGGTAATTATGATGCTGTTTTAAGATGTGGCGATTTTGTACCTGAATCAATAGAACAGAAAAAATATTTTAAACCCAAGTATTATGTAATAATCGAACATACAGGAAACCACTATAAATTAATTACATACAAAGATAAACATATATATAGATTCCACGATATCCCTTTTGGTATGAGAAGAAGAATAGTTGAAAAATGTATGAAATCAAAGGGTAAAAGTTTATATAATTATATTCCAAAATTCGCAAAAATGATAGGCGAAACGATTGAAATACCTAAGGAAGAAGAGGAAGAAGAGGAAGAAGAGGAAAAGAAAATTGATTCGTCGGTAATAGTAGTTGAAACAGAGACATCAGACAACGAAGACGGAGAAATAGTAATGCAAACTCCAACACCCCAAGATGAAAATTTATTTAATGATGATACTGTATTTTATTTCCGTGAAGGGTCTGCTAACAAAAAACCTGGAAAAGCTGTTGGGAAAACTATGCACGAAAAGATTAAAGATGAAGCCAAATTTAAAGATTTAGAAAAGATTAAAGATTGGAGAAAGGTATTATCAAATATGCATTATAATGGAGCAGGCTATGTTGAACGCACAGATGGTGATGATACAATTGAACCATTATTTGAACTTGATGGATTAAAATGGGCTTCAGTAGAACATTATTATCACGCAAATAAATTCAAGAAAAATACTCCCGACTATTACAAAAAATTTGCTATTGATTCAGGGTCAGCTTTTGCTTTTGAACCAAAGAAAGCTTTAGGAGCAGGAGGAAAAGGTGGAAAAGTTAGAGAGAAAAATCCGGAAACTAAAAAGGTAAAAATAATATTTAGTCGTCCTAGAGATATAGTTATGGATGAAGATTTCTTTGATGGTAAAAATCCTGAACTAGTAATGGAAAGAGCTCAACAGGCAAAATATGAACAAGATGATTTATCTAAACGCGTATTACTTGCGACGAAAGATGCCAAACTAGTTCATCATATAAAACCAAGAGGAGCACCAAAACCTTCAATTGTATTTTATAATACTATGAGAGTTAGACACAGGTTGAAAAAAAAGAACTAATAAATTTATAATGTCAATATAATATAAATTTATGTCTCTAAATTTTGAGGATTGGAAAAAAGATTTTTTAACTGATGCCGAACAGATGGGGTTATTAAAAATTCACCCTGAGGGTAAACAGCTTGGAGATAATGAGTGGTGGCAGAAACCCGAACGAGGTCTAGCGGGTGAAGTAATTGATCTAGAGGCTATATACCAGGAATACTTAAATGATGATACCTTTGAAGAGAGCTCTGAGGATGAAGATATTGATATGGATGATATAGAAGCTGAATGGGGAGAACATGACAGAATGGATGCTGAGAAGGCGGCTGAGATTACATGGTACTCAGAAAATATGGACGATTTAGTGAGAGAATTATTCGCAAACCCAAAAAAGATAGAAATTATGGAAAATGGGGAGGAGAAAGAACGTGGCCATGTTTTAGATGATAATGAAAAAAAAAGCATAACAGCTATTATAAATACTGGATTAAGTCCAGATAAATTATACAAACTGTTAAATTCTATAAATGGTTCTGCTAATTCGGGATTTAAGAATCCCGTTGCTTTTGGAATTTCCATAATGGATAGTTATGCTCCACAAGAAAAAAAAAAGATAATTGAGGCGGTTCGTCAGCATTTTCAAAATCATCAAGGAGGATTTTTTTTTAGTAAAAAAAAAACTAGAAAGAAACGTCAAAAGAAAACTCGTAAAAAAAATAAAAAGAAAAAACAGACTCGTAAAAAAAAGAAAAAACAGACTCGTAAAAAGAAAGATATAAAATTTACAGATACATCTTATCCTTATAGAAATATATCAAATCAGGAAGCTATTAATGATTTTTTAGCTTTGAAAAAAATAGTTCAGGGGACAATTAACCCTCGTTCAATATCTGGTAATAAAACGGTTGATTGGGGTACTGAAAAGGCACGTAGAAAAACAAAATACAGGAATAAATCATTTATTGAAATGTGGGATAATAAAGAAAGAAGGAAAAAAATGTTAGAATTTGCGAAAAGATTAAAGAAAAAACAACCGAAAAGATCAATAGTATCTTCTATAAGAAGTGCGATAGATTTGCAATGGGGGACCGTAAATACTATGAGAGCTGCCGCAGCTGCACAAATGTATAAAAAATATGGAGCAACTAGAGTGTTAGATTTTACTGCTGGATGGGGAGCAAGAATGATAGCAGCGATGGCTCTGGATATTGATTATATAGGCATTGATACCAATAAAGCATTAATACCTGGTTATAACAAAATTATAAAATTATTGAAACCATATACAAAAAGTAAAGTAAAAATGATATGGAAAGAAGCTCAAAAAGTTGATTATTCAAAATTAGGTAAATATGATTATGTATTTACATCTCCGCCGTATGAATATTTAGAAGCATATGAAAACATGACTAACTATGAAAATAAAGGTAGTAAAATAAAACAACCATCAAGTTCTCAAAAAATTAAAATAGATGATTCGGCGAAGTTTTACGATGAATTTTTAGTTCCAACATTGAAAAAAGCTTATAAACATTTACCAAAAAATAAATTTATTTGTTTAAATATGCCTGATATAATGTATGATAAAATAAAAAAGAGATGGAAAGGTGTGACAAAAAAGGAAACATATGAAATTATAAAAAGAACAGGTGGTCCTGTTGGAAAAGATAGAAGAGGAAAGGAACTTATTTTTTGTTGGAAAAAAAGATAAAAATAACACTATAATATATATCATAATGTCATTTACAGAAAAAAGTGAAAATTTGATAAAAGGTTTTGTGAAGGAGTTTGAAAATTATTGCGTTAAAAAATCACAATCAACTCAAAATAGAACTGATAATATTTTGAAAACCGTTTTTCATGATATTAAAGGGGCGGACCAATTTGTTGAATTGTCAGAAAAAAGAAAAAAAATACACATAAATGTTAAAGAAATCAAATCATTACGAGAATTACCTAAAACAGAACTGATGGATAGTAATTTTATGCCTGGACCAATAAAAGATGATATTTTATACAATATTTTAGGTTATATGAAAGCAAGTATAAATATAAACGGTATCGTTGTAAATATTTATTATGGGTTTTTTAATAAGTCAGATTTTAATCAATTAAAAAAGATAAAAAAGGAGATATATGAAGCTATAAAAATAATAAAGGTTTGTTCTTTGTATTCAAAATTAAAAACAATTAAATCGTTGAATGTTTATTTGTATTTAACGAAGGCTGAAAAGAAAATTCCAAAGAACCCGGTATTAGTATTGGGTCCTAATAATTGTAATTCTGCCGTAACTTTTGCGTGTGCTACAAAAGGTAGATTAATGATTTACAGAAAAGAAGAATGGAAAAAGGTCTTGGTACATGAATTATTTCATAGTCTTTGTTTGGATTTCTCGGGTATTAGATATAATAATTTAAGAAATAAAATAAAAAAAATATTTGATGTAAAAAGTGATTTTGAAATAAGTGAATCTTATAGTGAATTTTGGGCAACTATATTGAATAGTTGTTTTATTAGTTATAATTTACTGGATGATGTAAATGATATAGATACTTTTTTATTATTTACAGATTTTTGTATACAACTGGAGAGAATATTTTCATTATTTCAAATGACAAAATTGTTACATTTTATGGGATTGAGATATACAAATTTATACAAGACAGATGAATTAAGTTCAGGGTTTAGAAAAATATTATACAAAGAAGATACAAATGTATTGTGTTATTATGTAATAAAAACATTATTGTTGTTTTATAAGGATGATTTTTTAAAATGGTGTATGATGAATAATAATAATATAATAAGATTTGATAAAAACGAACAAAATTTAGATAACTTTTATAAATTCATTAAACAAAAATATAACGCGGAGTTTTTCGATACCTCTGTTAATAAAATGGAATTATTTTTTAAAAAAATGCGTGGTCCTTTTATTAAAAATATAAATAGTGATCTAGTTGACACAAGTAGAATGACCATATGTGAAAATTGATTATATGTTATATTATAAATAAAGTATGAAACAAATGGGTGTAAAACTATTATCTAAATTATTGAAAACAGAATGTTACGATCAAACAAAACAAGTTCATTTATCTAGTTTATTTGGAAAAAAAATTTGCGTAGATGTGAGTATATACTTATATAGATATAAAGGACAAAATACTTTAATAGAAAGCTTTTATACTATGTGTTCTTTATTTAAACAGTATAATATAGCGCCTATATTTATATTTGATGGTAAGCCTCCTGAAAGTAAGAAAGCGGAATTAACAAAAAGACGAGAAAAAAGAGAAGAATGTTTAAAAAAATATGAAGAGTTGAAAAAAAGTTTAGATAATAATATAAATAAGGAGCAAGAAAGGGAATTAAATTATTTGAAAAGGAGTATGACAAAAATTACTTGGGAAGATGTAAATATAATTCAAAAATTATTTGATTCATATGGTATTAAATATATGACAGCAAATGGTGAGGCAGACGTTCTTTGTGCTAGTTTAGTTTTAAAGAAAAAGGTGTATGCTGTATTAACCGAAGATATGGATTTATTTGCTTATACATGTCCTATTGTTTTAAGATATTTTAGTCTAGCAAACCATAGTTGTATATTATATGACTTAAAAAAAATCTTAACAAAATTAAATATTAACAAGGAAAATTTTCAGATACTATGTGTTTTGGCAGGAAATGATTATTATAATAGTAATAATAATATTTTCCATTATTTAAAATTATACTATAAATATAAAAAATCTTCAGTAAATATAGATTTTATAGATTGGTTATTAAATGTAAATCACATTGATAGTGGTGATAAGATGGAAATATTAAATACGGTAGATATTTATAAAAATGTAAAAAAGGAACTAGTAAATTATCCTTATACACATATTAAATTTGGTTCGGTTGATAGACAAGAATTGTATGCTATTTTAGAAGAAGACAGGTTCGTATTTTAATTATATAAAAAAATATATGTTTTTTATATGAAGTTAAGGTTAATAACTTGGAACATTAATTTTATCCATGACAGGTGGATAGAAAGACTAGCTAATATTAATAAGATATTGGAAAAGGAAACCGATACGACGGATATTATAGCAATACAAGAGGCGACTTTACCTTTCAATAATAAGATAAAGGAATTGCATACCTTTCTTAAAAAAAAAAATATAAATTATTTTGATACATCTTTAATGGAGAGAAATGTGGTTTATAAATATATTCTTGAATATTTTCCAAAATATAAAAAATATATAGTTTCTTCTTTTGAATTTTTGATGAACAAGTCGTTGTGGGTATGTGGATATATATTTTCTAATTGGGGTGAATATATGAAAAATTTATATTTTAAATATCCTTATTTATTTTTATTTATCAGTTTGGTTTGTATTCCAATATTTTTTATAACTTTTTCTTTTATTGGTTTGTTAACAGTAGTAAGTAAGCGTATCAAGACCACAGTAAAATCAAAATATATAGGAAATAGAATTATTCAATACTTTGATTTTGATTATAATAAAAAGGCTATAAGATTCGTACATGTCCATTTACCGCCTGGTAATACATTAATTAACAAGGAGAAAAGATTAGACGATATTAAGGAAATTGTTAATTTTTGCAAAAAGAAAAAAAATGTTATAATCTCAGGAGATTTTAATGATACATCATCATCAAATATGTATAAATATATGATGAAAAATAATTATAAAAGTTCTGTTGTGGAGGCACTTGGAAAAGAAATAAAAACTTTTCCAAGTAAAAATCCAATTAAATGTATAGATTATATTATGATAAAAGGTGATATTAGTGTTACAAGTGCTATTATTTTTGGAAATGCGAAAGCTAGTGATCACAAGGGTATAAAAGTTGAATTAGATATATAAGTATTTGAATAATAAACAATCATAAAATTTTTAAAATATTATGATTTATAATTAAGCTGACTCGGGTAATTTCTTACCGGCCTTTGCGAAATGGGGACTCATATAACGCTGAAGATTGAAGTAAGTAAGTTCGTCTTCCTTTTTAAGCTTGAGAAGCTTACGGAGTTTGGCATCGGCAAGGATGCGGCGACCATTTTTGGGATCCTGAAGCTTGTGAGCGCGGATATAAGTGTTAATCTCCCGAGTCACTTCTGTGCGGGCCATCTCTGTGCCCTTTTCTTTTCCAAGGAAATTTGCGAGCTCCATGCTGATCTTGGTGGGCTTAACAAATCCACTTGGTGCGCGATTTCCGGTCTTGCGTTTCTTGCGACCAGCTTTCTGTGCTTGCTTAAGCTCGCGATCGGAACGTTTGTTAAGAGCACGGACCTGTGCGGTTACGGAAGTAAGTTGAGATCGAAAAGCACTAAGTTGCGCGAGAAGTGCGGTGAACTGATCGCTAAGAGTTGGTGCGGCAACCTCTTTCGTAGCTGGGGTAGCTGTGGTGGTAGCTGGGGTGGTATCTGCGGTGATAGCTGGGGCAACTGGGGCAGCTGCGACAACCTTTGGGGTGGCCTTTTTAGAGGCGGTTTTTTTGGAAGTTTTCTTAGAGACTTTTTTGGAAGGCATCTTATGAACTATTATATATACTCCTTTTTAAGTCCTTTAACACTAAATAATATATTTGTGTTCGCGTCTAATATGCTGTTAATATCATATATTTATGTTTGGTGTTGAACGAATGATTCATACAACCAAGGTAAGGAAATTGCCGCATCATGATTAACTGTTGTAAGGGCACCTAGTATATAATAAGTGCCTAATGCTCGAGCATCATTATCTACGCCTTTTGTTATGAAAATTTCAATAATATCTAACACTCTTTTTCTCATTACTTCATAACATTTATGTAATAGAACAGGCATATTTAATGTAAAAAAAGGATCTCCGTGTTGTGGATTGATTTTTCTCTTTGTCTCGTTTGAAATTTGAGCACGATATTGCCAAATATCTAATAATTCCCTGATAAATCTTTTTAAATGGTGCCTTTCTAGATTTAAATACCACTTTGAATCTGTTATAAATCCATATGCGTCTATTTGTTGAAATAGATTTATTGCTCTCATTTCTAATTGCTTTTCTTGTGAAAAATTACTTAAATCATTATCCAATTCTATATTAATTTTTATGTCGTGTAATTTACTTATCTTTATAATATGTTTAATATCATTATAAATTTTTTGTACTGGTAGTTCTTTCCTGTTGTATGGGTTTTTTTTTTGCCTTTCCTTTACTACCATATTATATAAAGAACAAATATCAAAGCCATAAATAAACCCATCATTATCTTTAAAACTATAGAATTGAGACTTATCTAAATCTTTTAAATTATCCAACGTGTAAAAATCAGTTTCGTTAACACAATTACTCTTTAGACCAGGACCTTTTAATTTATCAAGATATCTTACTAAATGACCTCTAAAAACTCGTTGAATCTTTAATGCAAATGTTGAAAATTTCAAATAATTATACACTCTGAATATTAACTCCTTTTTATTACCACTTTTTTTTAGTTTATAAAATCTACATATACTTTTCAACTGACTAACATTATAATTTTTTTCTGTTAATTCATGATAATTTTTATAATTTAATATTTCAAAATTTTCAATACTTACCTTCTTTCTCTTGTTTTTTTGTAGTGGTGGCTGTTCGAAAATACATTCGTTTAAATATGTTTTCGGCGATCTAGTTTCGGGTTTTATATTGTAGTTGTTAATTTTAATGTTTTGTGGGATTTTCTTTTTGAAAATTGGTGATGATGTCATTTATTATAAATTAGTAATATTTTTTTAATTATCTTTGATATATATTAAATAATTAAAAACTTATCATTTACAAAAATACTTTAAGATAACTACAAAGGTAATTTAATGAATCATAATATTTTATATGTATTCGTGTTATTATTTTCAACTGTATATAGTACTAATTTGGCCGGATGTAGAAAAATTGGAGAAATAAGTAATAATATTAATAACCAACCTCTTTATTCAACTGGTCTTTATATGTGTCTTGAATTATCCGATCAAAATTTATTAGGCGATAAAATAAATAACAATTTAGTTTTTTCAGAAACAAATAATTTAAAACCTATGACAAATCTCTCCACTTCCAAAATTATAAACTCTAAAAATTTAACTAATTCAACAAATAAATTTAATGCTTCTTATATATCAGAAGAAGTTGAAAAAAATACAACAAATAATGATCCTTCCCTGGTTGTATCGTCACCTGTTATATCATCACCTTCACCTGTTATATCATCACCTGTTATATCGCCTTCACCTGTTATATCGCCTTCACCTGTTATTTCATCGCCTTCACCTGTTATTTCATCTCCTTCGCCTATATTATCTTCGTCTATTAAACCTACTCCTAAAATACCTGAAGAAGTCAATATAAGCCCTTCTATAGTTAATTTAACTTCTAAAAATAATACAAGGGATTCAATTGACCTGGAAATAAATCCATTATTACCAACAGTGATTACTTTATCTTCAATATTAGTATTAGTTTCTTGTATTTTATTGATAAGATATATATATAATAAAAAAAGAGAACATAAGGTATTTACAAGTAAAAATACTGAATCGCAACAAAAAACTGATAATAATATAGAATCTGATATTGAAACTGGAGAGAAAAAGAGAGGTGGTACGCAATTATTTTCACACAAAAATAATATGAAATCAAAATTACATTCGATTAAAAGGTTTAAAACAACGGGTAAAATAGTCAGGAATAATAAAGAAAAAAATAATAGACCACCAGATAGTAATCAAGAGAAACTCTCTGAAAAAAAACAAAAAAAAAGAGTAAGAGAAATTTTATTAGAACGATCGAAAAACATACCAGGCGGTGAAAATAATAAAAATATTAAAAAATTATTAACAAGGTTATCAGCGAATGGAACAAAAAACTCTATAGAAAAAATAGATCGTATTGATATAATTAATAACGTACCCATTGGTCCACCACCACCGCTGCCACCGCTGCCACCGCTACCCCAAGAAGATATCACTATAAAAAGTCAAGACTCTCATACTATTTATCAAAATCCTAATAATAACTTGTCCCCCAAGATGCTTGTAAATGACATAAAACGATAATTATTATAAATTTATACACCATTTATGGTGTATTTTGTAACAAGATAGGACAATTGCTTATTTTAACATCTGAAAATTGATTTAAAGATATCCGCAATATATTAAAGTATATTAAGATGTCAGCACAGCAATTATTCGTAAAAGCTAAAGAGTTCACTCCTTCTACCGTCACGTATGACGAACCTCAAACTAACAAGCGAGGTGGTAAATCAGTAAATATTCGACTTAACGGTCAACCAATTGTTCTACAAATCCCCATGATGTTAACCTGGGGAGTAAATGAATGGGTTGATGAGAATAATGGTTCATGTAAATACGATATGGCTCTACAGTTTGATCCACAGACTAGTGATTCTCAAGTAAAATTCCTTTCGGCTATGAAAGAGTTTCAAGAGAAGGTAGCAAATGATGCCGTTACTAATTGTAAAAAATGGTTTGGAAAGAAAATGAGTCGCGAGGTTGTAGATGCTCTTATGTATCCTATGCTTAAGTATCGTAAGGATAAAGCAACAGGAGAACCAGATTATACCGCAAATCCCACTATGAAGCTTAAGGTTCCATTTTGGGAGGGCAGGTTTAATGTTGAGGTTTATGGAATGGACCGTAAGCCACTTTATCTTCCTCCTAAGTTTGGTAAGGGTCCGGAGGGAAATAAGGCACCTAATCAAGATCCGATTTCTACTCCACTAGAGTTTGTTCCAAAGGCATCTCATGTCAAGGGACTTATTAGGTGTAATGGAATGTGGTTTGCTGGAGGAAAATGCGGAGTAACATTTCAGTTAGTCCAGATTCAAGTTCGCCCACCTACTCGTCTGGTTGGTTCAGGTAATTGTCATATTATGGATGATAGTGACGATGATGAGATTATCGAGGATTTAGTCAAGAAAGATGAAGCTGTCGCGATTGAAGATGAGTATAACAAGGAACCTACATTTGACGATGACGATGAGGAGGCAGTAGAGGAGGCAGTAGAGGAGGCAGAAGAGGAAGAGGAAGAGGTTGAGAAACCACCTACTCCAAAGAAAAAGAAGAAGATTGTGAGACGCAAGAAAAAGAAAAGTGATGCTTAAATGATTACTAAAAACTATTAAATTTTATTCAGTATTCCCGAGCGGTCAAAGGGGGCAGACTCAAGTTCTGCTGCATATGCTTCGTGAGTTCAAATCTCACTGCTGGAACTTATTATAAAATTTTTTATTGAGTTTATAATAATCAAATACTTATTAATAGTCGTCTCTGTCTTTTTTTATTTTAACTTGTTTTATTTTATCTTTGGTTTTAATATTATCAATAAATTTTTTATAATTTTTTGATAATACACGTAATTCATATTTTGATAATTTTGCCATCTCTTTTAATAATTTACAACTTGGATTAAGGTATTTATTGTTATTCATATATATATATATATAGTTATATACTTATTTCCTTTTCTTGGTTTTCCTTTTTCTTTTCTTGGTTTTCCCTTTTATTTTCTTCCTTTTTCTTCTGCGATGACTTTTCTTTCTTCCTCCTCCTTGGCCTGTCGGGGGAAAGGCCATATTTGAATATTGAATGTTGTAATTGTTCGCAATAAAAGTTTCCGTTTTTGGCTCCACGTCTGCTATCCATTTTACTTTTATTTTTTTTTTCTTGTGCGACAACACCGTTCCGTGCCACCAGTCGTGCCCACCTTCATTGTTAGGCCATTCAACCATGACAGTATCACCACGCTCCCACCCTCCTTTTTGAGATTTGCGTTTGCGAGTTTTACTTCTACTTTTATTCAGTACCATTATGTAAATTACACAGATAATATATAATGGTACTAAATAGAATTATACAAGAAAAACTTCTACATAAATATCACTACGCAATGGCTATTTGGAACTCCAAATATCATAATAGTAATACAAATTGAAAGTCGACCAATTACAAATATAGTTGATGGTATTAATGAAAGTAAAAGGAGAATCATCTCCTTTTACGATATTTCCTTTTCTTGGTTTTCCTTTTCTTAGTTTTTCTTTTCTTAGTTTTCCTTTTTCTTCTGCGATGAGTTTTCTTTCTTCTGCGATAAGTTTTCTTTCTCCCTCCTCCTAACCCTGTTCCTGGTGATCCGTTGTATGCTTCATATCTTCCATCATCATAGCCCCAAGAATCAACAACATAAGGAGGAATTTCTTCTCTCTGAGCCGCCGTCATACTACTTATACTAGACGCTGTGTACGTGACATCAGGAACAGCAGCAGCAGCAAGAGGAGAAACAGCAGCAGCAAGAGGAGAAACAGCAGCAGCAAGAGGAAACCCTGGCTGAGAGGGGGTGGGTGGATTATAGTATTCGGCTGCTGCTTGCTCCAATTCCTTAAAATCCTCATCACAAGTTGACATAACATAATCATACAAAGAATCATCCTCACTTAATCTACACAAAATATAAACAAACCAAGACATCCAATGCCCTCCTTTTCTACTACGACGACCGCCTTTTTTTGATTTTTTTCGAATTTTTCTAAAATGTTTTAACGCAGATAAAAAATCCTTTTTTTTAATATCTTCTATTTTTTCCCGAAGGTTTTTTTCTGTAATTATAAATGGAATTTTTTTTTTATCTAGTTTTTCCATTACATTTTTTTCCGTTACTTTTTTTATTATTTTCTTTTTTAGATTATCTATTGCTTTACCACAAGTTACCATTATATAATAGCTAAATATTATTATACAAGAAAAACTTCTACATAAATATCACTACGCAAAGTAGCATCATACGTATCTTCTTCGTTAATTCTTAAAATACCTGATTCTTTCAATAAAACTATTTGTTTTTCTTTTGTAATTTTCAAAGAATCACTAGTAATTTTAAATGATTTCTCTCCAACTTCAAATTCATAAAACCCTTTTTCAAACAAATCATTAATAGATATTTGTTTTTGTATATACATATTATTACTCTCGTTAATCCAAATTTCTTTTGGAATGTCTGGCTCACAACGAACTACCAAATCTTTCTCTTGTAAAGAGAAATGCAATTCATGATGCCACAAAGGTACATAGAATACTGTATTATCTACTTCTAATTTAAAAATATTATCATTTAATAAATCTTTTAAGGAAGGATTCAATATAATAATATTATCGTATACCATCTTTTTTTGTAAAACTTCTTTATATTTTGATAACACTTCTTCATTTATACCAAGAACATAATTAAATTTAAACAAAAAATCATATACTTGTTTTGCCTTGTCCTTATTTAATTTGTCAAATATTTTAAAGGATATGTTTTGACAATCTTTCATTATTCCAGTAAAACTAGTATCAACAAATAAACTATCCCATATTGTTTCTGGAGAGAAATATCTCATACATATCTTTATTAATTCCTTGTAATCTATATTTTCATCTATTTCTATCTTCCCCACGTTTTTTTTTTCATTTAACAAGAAATCATATGCCGATTTTACTTCTTTAAATTTCTCTCCATCATCTTCCTTATATTTATCTGGATGATATCTTAATGCCATTCTAAAATAAGCCTTTTTAACATCTTCATCCAGATGTTTTTCATTTATATCCAATATTTCACAAGCCTTTTTATAATCCATGTATTTTTATACATAAATAAAAGATGAAACTCTCTAAGTGATAAATGGGTCTATAATTATTATTGTACAACCTTAAAAATTTATATAATTCAATAAAGATATCTTCTGTATGTTCACTCTTTATATATTTCTCCGTAACTAAATTATTTATTATGTAATACAAACAACTATGAATATCTAGATTGAATATAAAAATTTCATATAAATTATCTCTCATTTCTAAGAAATTTATAGTTTGATAATTTAGAATTTTATCTAAAATTTTATCACATATTAATTTATTTATATTAGCGAGCTGTGTTATTTTACCCTTTATATTTTTTATATTTGTTATGCTTTTTATTTCACGATCTCCTATTAGTGTTTTGGACGTGGCTCGAATATATTCACCCTTGGTAGGTCTTTTAAAACTAACAATTTGACATCTATTTAATATATTTCTTGGTATAAAACTTACATTTTCTGTTACTAATATATAAACAATATTTAGATTTTGATGTTTCAAAGTTTGCATATAACTATGAAATATTTCAAGTAATTCACTATGAATATGGTCGAAATTCTTACAAACAATTATACACGAACCATTATTTCTAGCTGTTAGAATATCCAAAATATGATAATATATATCATTAAATAATAGTTTTGCGTGACATCCTAACAAAGCCATATCTATTTCAAAATGAATATCACTTACTTTAAATTCATAATCTATTTTCTTATTACTTGATCGTATATTTATTTTTCTTTCAAATCTTAATTGAGTAGGACTATATTTTTTTATATATTCTAATACCTGAGTATATTTACCAATTCCAGATGGCCCATAAAAGATTAAATTATTTTGATCCGCCAATTCATTACTCATAGAATCATACATCTTTGACATATTTTTATGCATATTATGTTTTTTACAATTATTTATATATTCTTGGAATGTGGAAGAAAAATACTTCATATACTATAAATAGTCTTCTATATTTAATACTTAAATAAAGTAATTTAATAAATTCATGGATGTAAAGATAGATAAAATAAGAGATTTACTCGAAACGAAAAAAGAAAAATATCCTAATATATCCGATGTATGGCTTAAATATATAGAAAAAAAGATAGAGTTTTTAAAAGCAGATTTAAATAAAGCTGAAAAGATATTTCAAGATATAGAAAATACTACAAATCAAGATATCCCTTACAATACAATTGTTTTATTATATTTTTTGAGTCAAGCTTACCATAATCCAAATGTAAACAGATTATGATTTAAATATAAGAGAAATATTATATTAAAAACATGTATATGTCGGTATGTCATAACAATTTTAATCCACATAATGTGATCATAAGTGAAAAAACTAGAAATAACGTGATGGAAGGTAGTGATTTTCACAGACTAATTTTTAGCGACGAACATTGTTCAACCAACGGTATTTATATACATTTTGGGTTGAAAAATATAACAGTTGAAAAATATTTCAATAAGATAAAATGTTGTTTTGATAATAATTCGATTAACAATCAAACTATATCAAGCATAAAATCAATTGAAAAAATGATTTTAAATAAATTTAAAAACATTCAAAATAGAACACTTAGTTGTAGAATTCAAGAACAATTACAAAATGGCTTTATAAAACTATATGGAGATGATAATGTAAAGTATGGTAAACAAAATGAAATACATTTTTTATTAAAAATATCTGGTATTTGGGCATCAAATCAAGTAAATGATTTTGGATTAACATTTAGATTTTTTATATTTAACAATCAGTTCTAAGATATTCAAGTATAATATATAATTGACTAATAGATATTCCTGATAAAATAGAAGCAAGTATAAATCCAGGTAATATCATAGGATTAGTTGGAGCTTTGATATTTGACATTATTTCTTTAACTTTATCTTTCCATACCCAACACTGTCCAAGAATCATTACGATTGTTATAGCATTAAAAACACCAAACATCTTAGGAATGTTTTCAGATGTAAATATGTAATCCGCATGATTATACATAATATAACATAACACTGCAAGTTGTAATAATATTAACAAACCAGGGACACTTCTTACAGCTAAATATTTGGTAACAAATAACATATTTTTAATAGCACCAATAATACCATCACTTGGTTTTATTTGTCTTACACCTTTGAAAATAATTAATGATAAAGAAAAAAAAACACCCACAGCTAACAAGGAGTATGATAATACTTCACTATATTTATGTTTTATCATACTTCGACTTATCATAAACCATAAAACGCCCATTAAACCTATTGCCATTATTACAGAAACATACACATTATCAGATAATTTCGCATAACTTGATTTACCACCTTCCACAGACCTAGAGATAGGCTTTGATTGGAGTGGTGTAGGTATGGGTTTATTTACTACTTTACTTCCTGCATCTATAGGAACATTTCCACCTTTCATCTTTCCCCTTAATTTACTATTTTTACCAAATTTCTTTTTATTAGGCATATTGATATATATATATTTATTTATTATTTTTTATTTCATCTAATTTTCTTTCCAAATCATTTATTTTATGTAATAAAAGAGGCACAATTTCTAAATAATTAACTGATTTCATACCATCATTATCAATACTTACTAAATAAGGAAATATTTTTTCAATATCTTGAGCTATAAAACCAAAATGTTTATTATTATCGTTGCGAAATCTATATGATTTAGGAACAACTTTGTTTAATTTATCTAAATCGTCGTTATTTAAATCACAAATATTAGATTTTAAGCGAATATCAGATCTTGTATAAAATCTGTCTGCTCTGATATAATTGTTAATATCTATTGCTTTTGATTCTTTAGAAGAAATTGTACCACCTCTTAATTGAAATAATTCTTTATTTTGAGTCCAACTCCTTAAACTTGTAATATATATATAGGATAATGGAAAAAAATAAAATATCAGAATTTTATATTATGAATAACTTGATTACACAAACTTCACACCCTTTAATTAAAAGCGAACAAACTTATGTATTAGATAGAAAACTGATTTCAATTCATTCTGGCGATAGAGATTTCAATAAATGGCCAAATAGTAATGAATTTGGTGTAGATCTTGGTGTAAATTTTAATAATGTTCAGTCGATGAGACTTGTTAATTTTGCTATACCGGTTAATCATTACACCTTTTCAGATTCCTATCAAAATACAAAATTATCTTTTACATATTCTCTCAATTATCCTATATATTTAACTAATTTCCATTCTGCCAAGTTCCATTATGTTTCTTTCAATCTATTTAGAAACATATTAAAGATTCTTTTCTACGACTCGATATTACCTATACAATTTTCTAAAAAATCCCCAAATGTAATAATCCAATATTGGGACGGCACCATTTGGAAAACACTCTCTGACAACAGTATAATTAAAGCAACCGCTATCACTATGAATACCGTTGCACCGGGAAATATAGGAAAATATAGATTAGTATGGACGCAAACATTTACTATTACTATACCAGAAGGAGCTTATTCACCTGATAATTTGTGCACAACAATAGAATCTTTAATGAATCAACAAATATATAATGTTTCTTCTCAAACAAATTTATCTGGCGGGACCTTTGATTTTTTACCAGGCACAACAAGTACCGGACCAACTGGCGGTCAAACCACTTTTACTGACGTGTCGTCGGTTGTTTTTTCACCAAGTGATAGTTTTTCCTTTTGGAATCCTTCTAAAGGGAGAGGCATAACACCATTTGTAGTACACTATAATAATGTAACAAATAAAGTTTTGTTTGGATGTAAACAAGGTACATTCACATTAAATTTTAAAGAAAAAGAATCGTACGAATCTAAGTGTAACAATAGTAAAATTATATTCAATCAATATACTAAGTGGGGATTAGGCGCATATCTAGGATTTAAAAAAAAAAATTATACATCTGTTATTAAAGATGTTACTCTAGATCTTTCTGGTGGAATTGGGTCGTATCAATCAACCGTCCAAAAAGGTATTACTTTACCACATGAAATGCCAACTCCGTGGTTAGAAGGAAATGCGGCGTCATTAGATATTTCCGGAACAAGTACTAATGACCCTTTGGTGGATGGTTGGGGGATTACTACCGAAGTAGGTCAAGTTTTATTAGGAAACACCAAAAGTACCGAAGACCAAATTAAAAATTTAGTTTCTACTATTGAAGCGGAATATAATTTAGACGTTCACGGTGAAGACGCACTTTATATGGAAATAGATAAATACAATAACATAGATGAAATATATCCTTATTCAGAAAGAACAGGTCACATGTATAATAATGATTTAGCACCCAGAACAAATGGTTCCTTTGCTAGAATACCTTTATCCCATTTACCATTTGGTCAAGAAATGGGTTCTAGAAATAATTTTGTTCTTAATGTATTTCATACAGACCCCCCAATTAAAAAGATTAATAGATTAAAATTTAAATTTAGATTTCACGACGGCAGACTTGTTGATTTTAAAAATTTACCATTCAGTTTTACATTAGAATTTAATATGTTGAAAGATGAACAAGACCGTGTAAAACGTATTAGAGTTCCGCCTTTATACAATTTATAATTTACCATCTACCCAGGCTTCAGTTACTTCTTCCATTTTAATACCTTTCATAGGAATAAACTTAGGTTTTTTCATCTTATCTGTTTTATAAAACACATAAGGTCCAAATTTTCCCTTCCTAACAGATATTTCACTTGTTATTACTCTCAAAACACTTGTATTTTGAGATTTTTTACCCTTTAATACATCAATTACATCATCAAGAATTACTTTGTCTAATCCTTTTTTTATATGACTAATTGAACTATTTTTACCATTACAATTTATATACATTCCATATTTACCTTTCATTATATAAACATCATTTCCTTTAAATTCCCCCAAACATTTTTTATTACTTTTACTTGTATCCAATACATCTTTTAATTTATATTCTCCTTTCTTTAATTTTTCAATATCCAAATCTTTTTTTACTGCTTTAAAACTTGTTTCTCCATCTTTTTCATATTTTATTACAGGTCCATAACGCCCAATCATATAAACATGGTTTTTATCTATTTTATATGTTTCTCTTGTACTAACTATATCTTTGGATGATTCTTTAATTTGATTATTACATTCATCACATAAAGTATGCCACACTCTCTTACCTTTTGAAATTTTATCCAAATCATCTTCCATATTTTTTGTATAATCATAATTGAATAAAGCGTCGAAATGTTTTTCAAGAAACTCATATACAATTACTCCTGTAGGCTGTATAACTAACTTATTTTTTTCATTTCCAAATACTCTCTCTGTTTCTATTTCATCTAACTCTTCTCCTACTAACTTAAAATCTACGCATTTTAACTTTTTACCTTCTACATTTTGCTTTGTTACATAACCCCTATCTTGAATTTTTGATATCAAACTTGAAAAGGTAGAAGGCCTACCAATACCCTTTTTCTCTAACATTTGGACGAGCCTGGCTTCAGAGTAATTTTTTTTCAAATCCTTAAGTGTAATTTTACTATAAATTTCTTTATAATCTAAAATGGTTTGTGGTTTCAACGATAATAAATATTTATATTCAGTATTTTCTTTTTCGTATCCACCAACTATTTTCCATCCAGGAAAGATTACCTGTTCGCTTGAATATTTATAACAATTATTTTGAGGGGCGGTTATGCTAGCAGTAATAGAATAATATTTGGCCTCACTCATACAGCTTTCAACAGTAGTTCTCCAAATCAAATTATATAATTTAACTTCTCGAGCTGTAATTTTACCTGCTACATTTAATGTATTTATTTCTATTTTTGTTGGTCGAATAGCTTCGTGCGCTTCTTGTGCATTATTATCTGTCTTTTTTTTAGTTTT